CTAAAAGAAAATTTATGGATATATTCCTAGATGATAATGATGTAAACGAAAAAGCAATCATTGGTTTTATATCATTCACATTAATGACAATTTTTGGTATTTGTGATTTAATCACAGCATTTATGGGACAAGATTTAGTTATATCTGATACAATTTATACATCATTTGTTGTTGTAACACTTGGTGCATTTGGTATATCAGAAGCTGGAAGAGCATTCGGAAAATAATAGGTAAACTTAAATGGCAGAAGATAACAATAAGTTAGGTACAAAAGGTTTAACAGATACCATCAAAAAATTAAGAGATGATATCAATGAATCTACTGATACTGGTATCGGTAAAGATCAGTTTTTAAAAGCTCAAGTAAAAGCTGAATTAGTCGAAACTAAACTTTTTGAAGCTGAACAGGCTGGAGATGAAGCTCGAGCTGCTGCCATTCGTGAACAACTTACTGGAGTACGTGAAGCATTAGAACGTGGTCCTATGAATATCAATACGTTGAATAAACGTATGGAAGAACTTGATGCAATAAATCAAAATTTAGAAAGAGCAGCTGAAAGAGCAGAAGATCAAAAAAGAATTTTAGAAAGTCAAATTGCAAGAGATGATACAGTTAATAGTTTATCTCAACTCAATGAATCATTAAAAGCTCAAACTGATAGCATGGAAACTGTTACAGATGCTCAAAAAGGTATAGAAAAACTACAAGGATTTTTTGGTAGAACTCAAACTGAAAACTCTAAGATATTAAAAGAAGCCTTTGAAGAAGGACAAAAAAATCTACAAGAAGCTATTGAATCTGGAAATGTAGAAGGCCAACAACTTGCACTTGCTCAACTTCAAGCTGTAAAAGAAGGAGCCGAATCAGAAGAAAAACGTAGAGAAGCTGAAAAGGCTCAAGAAGAAGCAAATGATTCATTAGCGAAAATTGCAAGTGGCACTGAAAATATGGCAAATAGTTTTGAAAATTTTGCAGGAAATATAACAGGTGGAGCAGGATTTTTAGCTGGAATAGCTGGTTTAGCATTGTTATTTTTTGATCCTCAAAAATTTATTTCGATTATGACAACAACAATAACAAGTATTACAAAAATTTTACAAGATATTGTATCAGTCTTTAGAGGCGAAGAAGGTTCAGTAGATAATCTTTTAGAAACAATTAAAAATAATTTTGGAGTATTTGCTGGATTGCTTGGTGGTTTAATACTCGTACTCGGTGGTCCATTGCTTAAGGGTTTAAGCGCGCTTGTAAAAGTTGCACAAGCTGTGAGATCTTTTGTAACACTGACTTGGGTACCAGGTATGATTACTATGTTATCTGGTATGATGTCTTCATTTATGGCAATGTTAATGAATCCAGTAGGATTAATTGTTATAGGTATTGCAGCAGCTTTTGCTTTAGTAGGAGTAGCTCTTGCTAAAATAAGAGACGCAATGGGATTTACATCTATATTTGATGTAATTATGTTAGGCTTAGCTCACCTTAAAGATGCATTTGGACATTTAGTAAATTCTATTGGAGGTATGGTTAATTTTATACTTGGCATTGTTGAAAAGTTTGGTTCATTCTTAGGGTTTGAAATTGAGCTTCCCGAAATACCTGAAATGTCAACTGATAATGCTGCAAGAAAAAGAGCAGAATTAGAAGAAAAAGCTGCGCAGGCAGAATTAGATAAGAAAAATCAAGAAATAAAAGAACAAGTAGAACCTCAAATTATTCCTCCACTTCCTACAACAGGTGATGAACTTCAAGCAGCTAATATGGAAAATTTTGATCTCAGTCAATTACAAAATTTAGGAAGTACTTCAAACACTAATGTTGTACAGCAAAATTCACCTTCTACAGCAAATGTTGTAAATACAAATATTATCGAAAGACATTCGTCAGATGTATCAAATCTATTAGCAGGATTTGTTCCAGCAAGATAAGAAAAAGGGCCTCTGCAGAGACCCTCTTCTAGCAATTTACGTTACTGGGTTTATGTAGGCTTACCCCAAGTCCCGCGGAAGGACGCCAATCGACTCTGTTTTAACCATACGTTCCTACTGGTTACAATCATTAAGATTCTTTTGCTAATTTAGCAAAGTAGCTGAGAGTATCATCTTCATCTGAAGATTGTTCTTCAACTGGCTCTGCTGTTTGCATGACAGGAGCTTCAGCAACTTGTGCTGGAGCTGGAGCATCCATTGATACACCTGCATCAACTCCTAATACTCTATTGAGTTTGACTTTAAGCTCATCATAAGTTTTATAATTAGCTGGATCTAAAAAGTCCTGAAGTGAATAAAGTTTTTCATAAACTTCAGTTAATCTAGATTCGTCTCCATCAAAAAGAGATGTTGGTGAAGAAAACTCTGATTTATCATAGTTAACCCAACCTTCAACTTTTCTGATTTTTAATTTAAAATCAGCGCCTTCCCAGAAATCATAAGGATTTACTGGAGTTTCATCGGCAAATTGTGGTTGCATAACATCCATAATCTTGTCAAAGATTTTCTTACCAAATTTATAAAGGAAAACTTTTCCTTCATTTTGTGGATTATCAGGATCAGAAATAACTAATACATTACTCACATAATGTAAACGTCTTTTTTGCTCCCTAGCGATAGCTTTATCCTCGTCTCTACCAGAGTTCCAAAGAATCGAATTATGCTCCGAAACTGGATCGGCTTGACCAATTGAGGTTAAAGAGTTTTCTATATACCATAGACCAGTAGGACCTTTAAAGCCGTGATCCCAGTATCTTACCCAAGGAAGATCTTCACCTTCTTTTTGTGGCAAGAATCTGATAACGGCATAGCCATTTCCTGCTTTATCTCTGGTTGGTTTCCAAAATCTGTCATCTTCATAAGAAGTTGTTTCAGGTTTTGCTGTGGATACAGCTTCCGCTGCCTTTACGAGTTTATCGATTGATGAGCCTCGCATGCTCTTTAAGTTTTCTAGCGACATATTTTTCTCCGTATATTTGCTGAATTATCCACTTTATTCATAATGTAATACATATATTATACCATATTTCTATGGATTTGTAAACGTTTTTTTCAATAAATCTAAACATTTAGTTCTATCAAATTTAACGAATGGGCTGTATTTTTTAATCTTACGATAGATGTCTGGCCAAATAATTGTTTCAGATATCTTTTCGTTTTCTTTATCTACAAACCCGGTTAATGAATCCAAGATTACAATAGTCTCTAAGAGTATTTCTTCTTGCATCCATAATTTTATAATCAAAGGATGATTATTATCTTCGGCAACTAAAAGCTTATCGATACTATCATCTTGTTCAACAAGTTTATTTATATCATTTTGAAAATGATAAGTTATAGCTTCATTAATCTTTTTATGCTTTCGATAATGTTGTTCCCCACCTTCATTAAGCATATCACCGATATACTTTGCATCATTCTTAAAATTTGCTACAAAGAATGGAATAAGTTCTTTTTCATAAGTCTTAGCAATTTTAGCAAAGAAGTATTTATCTTTACGTTTAAAGAAAGAAGTTGGTTTTACTGATGTTTTAAAATTATATTTTAGCGCATCATAATCCGTTTCAAAATGCAATTTTAAAGCATTATATAATTTATAAGTTTCAAATGGATCACTCATCTTGTTCTAATGTATAGTATAATACCAATTCTTCGTCTTTGTTAATCTTACGTAATGTAAATAATTCTTTCACTGCATCATTACAACTTGATACCAATGTACAATTAGGAAAATCTGAATGATTTATAAATCCACCAAGTGGAGTTCGTACTAATGTTTCATCGTCAATTGCAATGTGCGTTATTCCTAAGTTTTCGTTTTTATGTATAATTTCAGTTGCAAATAATCCTAAACCTTCTATACCACTTTCACGTATAGTGACGCAAGAAGGTAAAGGTTTATATTTAAACTTAACCATTATACTGGTAACTTATTTCCTTTCTTAGTTCTTATTAAATGTAATGTTGATGCCTCTTCTTCTATTTTTTGTTTAAGAGAATCACTTAAAAGCTTTTTCATATTTCTATAATCAAGCCCTCTCTTTTCTACAACATAAGAGGCAGCATCGATATATGACATATTATTATTAGCAACTAGATTCTCAACAGCTGCAGAGAACCGTTTTCTTGTCATAATCTTTTGCTCTAATGGATCAGTCATTATTTTTTAAATATTCTAATACCATCTCAGGAGTTGACTCTTCATATGGATCTGTTTCGCAATTATCTTTAAGACCTTTTTCTACAAACATTTTTTCGACATCGCCATCATTTATAACAGCCGCATATCTCCATGAACGTTTTCCAAAGCCTAAATTATCTTTAGCAACTAACATACCCATTAATGATGTAAAGTCTCCACTTCCATCAGATAAATATTTAACATTTTTTACTTTAAGGTTTTCAAACCAAGCCTTCATCACAAATCCATCATTCACTGATATACAATAAATTTCATCTATATTTTCTTTACAGATTTTCTTATAGAGTTTATCAAATCCAGGGACTTGTTGTGAAGAACAAGTTGGGGTAAATGCACCAGGCAATCCAAATACAACCACTCTTTTTTCTGCAAAAATGTCGAATGCTGTAATTGATTTATCTGGTAAGTTTTTGAAAAATATATTTCTCAAATTATTCATCAGAATGTCCTCATTAAAATACAGTCAGAATTAATTCTTCCTGTGGGTTTATCTATTTTTGTTGTCAATGTTTCCCATATCTTATCGATCTGTTTTTCAGTTCGATTGAGAATATCAGGTAAAACAACATCAGGTTTTCTTAAAGTAGCCTGCCTACTTGTATCATCAAAATTCTTTATTGAAGTACCAGAAACAATAAATCCATCTACTGATGAGCATGTATATTCAATAAGCTTTTTATTCTTACGATTATATACAAAGAGTTTATGTTTCCTAGGTATTAATATAGGATTGATTGATGTTAGTTTAGCATCTTCATCTTCTTTACAATATTGAAGTTTTTCAATTTGTTTATCAGATGCTTTAGGTTTAATAGCTCTTGGCTTTCTTTGAGCTTTAAACGAATCTCTTAATCTTTCAATGTCAGCAAATGCATCTTCATACTGCTTCATTATTTTACGTTTATTACCTTTTGAAATATGAGAGTATGCTTCAACAGCTTGTTCGCATGTTTTATTATATGCATCACTAATTACTTCATATTCTCGTTTTAATAAATCTTCGAAATATTTAATAGCATTACCTTTTAAACCATGACCTTTAAATCTACTGTAAGTATTAAACTTTCGAGTGTAATCTTCATCAAAGTGACCTTCAATTATAATCTCATCCCAATCACCCCACATAGTTTCTAAAACTTTTCTACGAGTAAGTTCTGCTGGTGGAATAACCGGTTTTCTTTCGACTTTAGGCTCGGCTTGTTTAATTGCTTGACCTTCAGCTTCAAACTCAACAAGTCTTTCGTTTATCTTTGAAAGAATACTGGTAAGAGGTTCGCCTGTCCAACCAGCATTGAACATGCATATTCCTTGATAATTTCTTGAACGCCATTTCCATGATGGAACTTTTTTCAGATTAGATATTTGTTTTTTATTCCAATTCAGTTCTCCTATTAAATAATCAATAATGGTTTGTTCCATTTTTTTATTATTTTGATAGTAATAGAACCATTGACAACCTTTTCTCCATTCTTTTTCTCTTTCCTTAATATCATCAGGTAATTCAACACCATGATACTCTGGTTTAACACCTATATATTTTTCTTCAATTGTAGGTCCTCGTCTTTTTACTTTTGCCATTTTTTCTCCATTGGGTTGGGGAAGACACCTATCGATGATAAGGAGTTTGATGTTGGTGCCTTCCCCATAAACTTATATGTCTTTAACTCCATCGACATAATTTTCAGCTGCTCTCTCAGCATATGGTCTACTATGACCTTTATAAATTTCTTGTTTTGTAAAAACATTATTTACAAAATAATCTACAGCCCATTCTCCTTTGACCTGTAGCAAATCAGCTCGGCGATCGCCTTTAACATACGTGCTATGATAATCGTTTGCCATTAACCTCTCCTCATTCTTGCAATATCTTTTGCTTGCTCATCATTAATAACTGGAATAGCATTAGATTTATGCATTGTTGCTATACCTTTAATTAATGTTCCTGTATATTTCATTGGTTCTTTTTTACTTGTATCACCAGCGATTGTATGATATGTACCACTAGCCATATATTCTTCCATAAGAGATTTATATTGTTTAGCTTGTTCTTGTCTTAAAGATTGAAGTTGTGGAGTGACTTTGAGTTTTTGAGGTTTGAACTCTGGTTTCTTTTTACGCACAGGATTAGCTGCATGTTTTTTCCTTTTACGACCATGCATATCATATCGTAATGATCCCATATAAAAATTAGTCATTCCCATTATTTAGGTCCTCCATTATGCCCAATCATTGACTTTTGTTTTTGCTCTTCTCTCCATCTTAGGAAATCAATAGCAACTTCTCTTGTTGTGTGAGTTAACGTACTCACTGGACGTCTTTTAGCTTTATTCATAATATATATTATACCACAGTTTCAGATAAATGTAAACGGTTTTTTATAAATTTTTTCCCATATCTGCTAAATGTCTTTCAACCATGCCAACAAGTTTTTCGCCCTTAGCACCTTCAACTAAAATAAATTTTTCTCCAGTATTTAAGACTTCTCTTTCAATGCGTCCGTCCATATACGTTGTATCACATACTGAACTTGTATCAGTATGCTTTTTAGTCTGTTCAGTTTCATACCACATAGATTTTATCCTATGAGTATGAATGTCAGTAATAGAATTTTTATATTCCTCTGCAGCAAGTATACGTCTTTGTAAATCAACTTTATTATCATATTCAGTCATTAGTTTACCTCCCTTAACCATGATGATGCATTGAAAGATACTTCCGGAGTATCTTTATATAATTCTTTAAGTTTTAAACTCCATAACATTTTAAAGTCTGGATCTTTTGCTCGTTCGATTGCTTTTCTCAGAGATTCAGCTCTTCGTTCTTTAATCCCAGTCATCTTGACTCCTCATTGCTGAATAAGTTTCATAGTATGAAGTACCTTGTAAATACCTTTGCGTATTTTTTTCTGAATAGTACATATTTTCTGGAGAGTTAAAATCTACAGAACCAGGCATATGCTCGGCAGCCTTTTTAACAGACTTTGTAAGCTTATTATAATTAGGTTTTGGTTTAGAATAGACACGCTTAACAGTGTCTTTCCATTCTTTTTCTTCTTGCATTTTTTGCTTTTCTTCTTTCAAAATTTGCATAATCATTTTAAAGTTTTTATCGGCCTGTGCCTTTGATACTTTTTTAGTCATTGTAGTTATACTCCGCTTTAATGTTGTTAGAAATAATATGTTGTACAGCATCAGTTGCTTCATAGTTATGACCACCAATATGCCATTCATACTCATCAGTTGGTACACTACCAGTTTTCCAATTGTAAATTGTTGCAGGTATGTAGTCCCAATCTTCTTCACCATCTTCATCTATAAAATATTTTTTAATATTTAGAATCCATTCCATATTTACTTTTTCATGTGGATCAGCATCTGTGTGAGATGGTTTACCAAAAAGTTCAACAAGCTTATCGTAAGTTGTTGATACATAGCCTTTAAGACTTGTCCCATTGACGCTTTGATGCAGTGCGTCTTCTACTTCGATAGAATATTTATCCATTAGTCACTCCTTTAAATTCAAATTCATATTCATACAGATTATAATCGCTTAAAACTTTATCAATTGCTTTTTGTTTGAATCCAGCCAACCAAAAAACTTGAGCCATTGTATTCATTTTAACGTTATAATGTGTACCATCAAGTTTTGTAAAATTCATTATTAGCATGCTATAGAATCTCCTTTATTATTGAACCACTCTTTAAGTTCAGCATCTCCAACACAGAAATCGCCGTCTTCCATTTGATACTCGGCTTTATAATTTTCGTTATCATTTGTCCATGTTTCAATTTTTTCTAAGATTTCGCTTTTCATCCAACCATCTTCACGATTGTCTGTAACTTTCATGAATTGAGCATTGCCTGCTAAATCAAAATAAAATTCAGTAACAGTTTCCCAATCTGCGCAAACTTTTTTATTATGAGGAACAACATCAACATCA